TTGGAATGGTTTAACTACTGTGTTTACAAATAATAAATAGGCGTTTGCTACCTCATCTTTACCGCCTAATTTTCCTGGAGTCATAATACCAAAAATTTCAGGTGATGTAATGCGGTGAGCAGTTAATATCTTTTGTGTTACTAACTCGTTTATAGTTGTATAATAAACGTCAGTACCGTTTGATTGAATAGGTGTAATAAGGGGAGCATTTTCTGGAGAATCAACATCCATATAAATTAATGAACCAGCGTTTTCTGTTCCACCATATTGATTACGAAGCATTATTTCGATTGCTTCTCTTTCTTCTTCGTTGGCATTAGTAAACGTAGTAATAGCCAAAGAGGGAACAGCACCGTTGCTAATATTGTTAAGGTGGAAATTATCAACTTGAGCATCTAATTCTATTACTTTTAAAGCACCAACATAATCAGGTAATGGATAATATTTCATACCTGGGCGGTAAGCATAATACACATATAGCTGATTGGGTTCTTCTAATTTGTTGTTTGGGTTATATGAGGGTAAAAATGGAATATCTTCTAATGATTGATTAACGAAAGAATTAATACCATTCCATTCATCCCAGATATAGTATCCTGGTACTTTACCACGTAAATTCTTTTCTTTAGCTCTTAAATAACTGAAATCAATATGATATACTTCAGCAATTCTAGTTCTGTCTTTAGACCAAATTATCTCTAAAGCAAATCCACCAAATAATTTTAAGTCTTTAGCTACTTTTTTAAATATATCGTTCCACGATTCGTTTTCGTAGTTTGCGAAATCTAATGTTTCTGGTCTATCACTTGTTAAACCATTACCAACAATTGCTTCAACGGTTGCATTTACACAAGTACCGTGAATTGATGAGTAATTCATCAAGTCGATTAGTCTATTTGGAAACCCATTATCACTACCAAAACTAATGTAAAATTGGTCTTTACGCTCAACTAAACTAAGTCGTTTGTTAGTGGCATTTACACGTGGGATAGTTTTAAATGTATATTTTTGATTTTTACTCATTTTACGGCTGATTATAGGTGGTATATGTTCCACCATTTGATGGTAATAAATATTGTGTTATAGTATGTTCATTCGATCCAGAAATAAAGGCACGTTCAGTTGATAAGAACTTAGTTTTAGTAAAAGCACCTGCTCCTGCCCATGTAACACTAGTTTGATTCCAAATAGTATTTTGTGTACTCCAAGTTAATGTAGTACCAGATTGAGTAAATTCAAATATACTAACATCATATTGACCTGATGCTGTAGGAAGTACTGAACCACTTAATTGTATTACTAACCAAGGATTTGTAGCACTTGGTACATTTGCTAAAGTACCTATCACATTAACCTTTTTAGAAAAGTCATATGATTGAGTAAAGTCAAGCAATACTTGTGTTATACCATTAGTTGCTGTTACTGTTGGGTAAACAGCATTGGTATTGATCGATTGGGATACCGTTAACTGAAGCATATTTTACTTTTCAACCAAATAGGGGGGCACGCACCAAGCGTAACCCCCCATTTTGGTTTATTGTTTAGAATTAAGCGTAAGTTTGAATAGTAATACCACTCAATGAACCACTGAATGTAGTAGCTGTACCATTTACCTCACTTGCTGGGTTTGGTTCGTTTCCTGAGAATACCAAGTTGTAGCCGTTCAAATCGCTGAATGCTGTACCTGTATTTGAGGTACCACTCAACAACTGAGCTCCATTAACTTGGCCCATTAAGAACCAACGTGCTTCACCATCTGAAGTTCCGTTTTGGGTTTCGATGATGATTTTTAAGTTAGGATTTTGGGCTAGTACTCTTATTTGGTTTCTTAACGACTGCTGCATCTTAAAGAATACGGCATTAATTGTTTGATTGTAAACAATAGTACCGTTTTCAGGAGTAGCTACTAATTCTTCACCATAGTTAGATGTTTGTCTAAATAATTGGAATTGGTAGAACACACCTGAACCTGTGATACCAGTAATAGTACCAAAGTTATCATTAATAGCAATACTTCCTGAAGTGTCAGTATTGATAGTCGAAATAGAACCAGACAAGATGTAAATAGCTTTTAAACCACCTGTATTGTCGCGGCATCCTAATTGGAAGCCTTTTGTTACGTCACAAATTGTAGCCATAATATTTTATCTTTCTGATTTTAAATTGTTGAACAAATGATTAGGCTAAATCGTTAGATACCCAGAACTCAGGGTAAGCGATGTTAACACCTAATTTGGTAGAAATACGGTGACGTAAGGTATCAGTGTTGATATCGTACCACAACTGGAATTCAGTGAAGTCACTCATCAAGTCAGTACCAGCAACGATTTGCTTAGCAGGACCGAATACTACACGATTTGAACCTTGTAAACCTACAGTACCTACTACAGTTACGTTAGGTTGGAAAGGATACTTCATTTCGTACAAACCAGGACGGCTAGATACTGAAGCAGGATCGAAGTAGAAATTGTTAGCCAAACGCAAACCAGTCAAGTAGTTGCGGAAGTTAGTAACACTCATGAAGAAAGTTAAATCATCACGGTCAGCAACATCAGCACTTGAAGTAGCGATCATAGCGTCCATAGAGGCCAAAATGCTAGAAGCAGCCAATGAACCAGAAGAAACAACAACACCAGTAGTTGAACCAGAGATGATAACGTTCAAACCGTTAACAGCACAAGTTCCACCGAAGGTAGAAGATGAACCTGATACTTGACGCCATAAGAATTGGTCGTTAGCTTTTTGGAATTGGTTAACCAACAACTCAGAGTATTGGGTAGCCAAAGCGAAGGTTTCGTTGTATGAACCTGGAGCCAAAGCAGAGATACCTAAGTATTTCTTGTCTAAGTCTTTCAAGCACAATGCATCGAATGAAGTACGAGGACAAACCTCGATAGTACGTTGAGTAAAGGTAGCTGAACCAGAGGCAGTAGATACACAAGTACCGTTTTGCATGTACAAACTAACTTCGAAAAGGTTAATGGGCTCTTGGAATTTTACACCTTCTTGGATTGTAATATACTCCATTGTTGAACCAGCATAAACCATCTTGATGATTAACTCACCAGCAATCTGGTTGTTAAAATCGGATAGGGCGGATACGTTTAATGACATAATTGTATTGTTTTAATTTGGGGGTTATTTTTTATTTTTAAGTAAATCAAGCATAATTTTAGCTTGCTTGTCGTTTTGACCGTTAGATGAGAATGATTCCATTTTAGTTTTGCCTGCAGCTACCATAGTCTTTTCTTTAGCAGGTGATTTCATGAATTCCTCGAATTTATCCTTCATAGCTTTCATGTCGTCTTTCATAGCTTTCATTTCCTCTTTCATTTTCTTAAATTCCTCATCAGCAACAGTATCAACTGGACCTGTTAAGGTAGATACTGGAACATCAGTAGTGGTTACAGCGTTTTGAGGAGCAGTGCCTTCAACTTGTGAAATGTCTTCTTTAGGACCAGCAAATGCTTCTTCAACCGCTTTGTTAGCTTCATCCTCAAGTAAACCTAAGCCATCTTCCATAGCCATTTCTTCTTCTGATTTTCCATCAGCAGAGATAATTTCGGTTACTGTAGAACCTTCAGTTTTAATTGTGGTTCCATCAGCAAGTTTGTGAATTCCGTCTGGAGCTAAGGACGTCTGTCCTTCAGTAGTCTCAATAGTTACCTCATCACCTACTTTAAGCTTATCACCAGGGAAGATAACTTTGAATGCTTTATTCTCATCGAATACTTCACCAAATAATTCCTGGGTTAACGCTGGGGTATGATCAACAAGATTAAAATGAGCTTTTACTAACTCTTTTAAATGTTCTTTATTCATATTTTAATAAAATTTTGTTTTTATACTAATAAATATTATGATTTTTTATTGTCCATTTTCTTCATTTTAGCCTGACCATAACATATCGCGGCTGCTTGTTTTAATGAATATTCTTTTTGCAATTTTGCAATACACCCAGCAATAAATTCATCTTTGGGAGTGCCTGGTTTTCTATTTGGAATTGGCATATTGTGGTAATGTAGTGATTAATGTGATAATTTTAGGTCGTTTATATATGATTTTACCTGGCTCGTTTAGTAACCTTAAGTAATCCTCATATGTTGTATTTAATCCTTTATTGAATGACATGGCACGATCTATTTTTTCGGCCTCGCCATCTTTTTTATAGAAATGTTTTATAGTTGCCTCGTTACATTCTGTTCTAATAATTACATCAGGATAAAAACACCTTAATTGTAATCCTTTTCTTAGTAATCTAAATGCTTTAACACCCTCAATAATTACAGGCT